GTTTGAGTATCTCTGCTAGGAACGTCAGAATAAGAAACGATTACATATTTCATAAGTCACCTCAGTCGTCAAAGTTCGTAGCGACATTGCTACAGTACATATAGTATCAAATCTGTATGCCTGTGTCAAGCGTTTTTTCGACTTTTTTCGTTGTATTTTCGCAACAACTGTAAGTTATTGATTTATATACTGTTTTTCCTGAGGTTCTGTAAGTTGTTGATTTTAAACGAGTTTTTTCCACTAAAAAACTACCCAAAATCTGTTGTATTTGTGCAACATAGGCGAAAATCCCCAAAAAACACTTCTTAAACCGATATTTTTATATGGAACGTGTAAATATCAGATAGATAAATGTACAAAGCAAAAATACTCAGAGACCAACTCAAACAACACTAATCAATTGATCGTATGCGTTCCATATTACGCAGAAAATATGAAAACTCCGTTCTGATGTGTGACGGTATGTTAGTGAAGATCAACACTATATCATGAGACTACCCCAATAGGGATGCCTTAAATGAGTCTTGAATCAAGACAACATTTCTCATGACGTAATGGTAACAATGCGACAGGTCATAGTAAAATAAGGGTAGAGGGCCTGTACTAGACATAGACAATCACCAACAAACGGTCTATGTTATTAGTGAACACGATAGCAGCCTGACAAACAGGTGCGTTTGATATAGTCAATCCGCGACGGTAAATGCTAAGAGTTGGAACCTAAAACACCTCACAGATAATGTGATTGGTATGGGTCGTAGATTTTATATCTACCCCTATACCTTCAGATAATGTGTTCCATAAAACAAATACAAACAAATAAACACCAAGTAATTTAATCATTTGCCCCTGGCCAATAAAACAAAAAGAAATCATAACCCAGAGCGATAGCGATGGGTTGCGTCTCGCCCGAGACGCTTTAAATGAACAAATATGTGAGTTATAATAAATAGAACATAATATCAGAGATATAACTCATGGCAAAACAAATCAATTATGACCCGAAAACAACTCAGGCAAAAACTCAATATAACAAGATAGATAAGTCCGACATGGATCTAGTGCAAGCAGAACTGATCAGATATCTTAGCCTCATGGGAGAACTATCAAAGAATCGTGATCGTGAAGTGCAGAATATCATCAATCAATGGTATAGAAAACGCACACAGACATTACCTAAGGGTAAAGATGGATGGAACACACCTGAAACATTTATATCAGGACTATTGAACAATATCATGTTCGGTAATCAAAACGACTTCAGCCAGATACAGATGGATGCATTAGAGAACATATCAGCAAACATGGAGTTGATCTATGACGCTGTTAGAGGACTCAATCTACAGCCTGGCGTAGGTAACATAGAGAAACTAGAATTCCGTCAACGTCTTTTCAGTCTATAAAACTATTGTTTATTGAGAAAGGTATTTTATAAAATACCGTTGATCAACTATCAATATTTCATATACGTTTTATTCATCGTGTCATAAATACTTTATGACAAAATATACCGACAGTGACATACCAGACTATTGGATACGCTTACATCAGCGTAAAAAGAATGGTTGGTTTGTAGTAGGTTATAAATGTCCGGACTGCACTAAACATTACCAGACTATACGATTAGAAATGATACGCCATATAGGTAATTGTCTGGGGCCTAAAAAGAAACGTGATCTTGAGGATTGAACATGCCAGTAAAAGAAGTCAAAAACACTAGTGGTAAAACGATAGGTTATCGTTGGGGAGACAGTGGTAAAGTTTACCGCAAACGTGAAGATGCCGAGAAACAAGGTAAAGCGATCTACGCTAGTGGCTATGGCAAGAAAAAGTAATGCATTGATCATAGGCAATGGCAAGTCAAGATTACAGTTTGACTTGAACCAATTGCAAGACATATTCACTACGTATGGGTGCAATGCACTATATCGTGACCATGTTCCTGACAATCTTGTAGCAGTTGATCCTAACATGATTTATGAGATACTGAAAAATGAAGTTTATCTCAAGACAGAATTGTACATACAGGGACATAGCCATTTTGACAATCATGAACTGAAAAAACATTACAAGATCATACATTATGGTTACAAAGAAGGTTATGATAGCGGCAACAGTGCTATCTTGGTAGCATGCCAAAATGGTCACAAGAACATATACATGATAGGCATAGATTACACTACTAACAATGTCTATTCTAACACACAGAATTATAACAAAGAAAGTCACTATAGTTTGCCTCCAGTATGGCAGACTAGATTGACTAGGATAATGCGTCAGTATAAAGACGTTAACTTCATAAGAGTCAATGGTAATAACTATACTCCAAACATTGACATGAAGAATTTCACTAACATAACTATAGAACAATTCAAGGAGAAAACAAATGAACTATAAAATGGTAAGAGCAGAAGATGGCATCGTGTGGGTAACAGTGCAACCACTGATGACAGAAGTTAGACAAGCATTAGATAATGCCAAGAACATCGATGTCACTGATATGGACAGTGATGACAAGCGTGGCGTAGACTTTACTATACTTGCCATGGAAAGCGTGTATAACTTTCTAGGCAGTTTATTGACTGAGCAAAGTGTCAATGAGATGGTCGCTAATTCAAAAGAAGAAACAAACGATAAAGGGAGCGTACACTGATGTTTGCCACAGACGTTTGGAATCGTAAATTCGATAACAAGAAGGTCGATATCATGAACAAGATGGTCACCGAACTCAGTGTGTACATGCACGATATCGAGTTAGACCGTTGCATGGACTTCATGTATCAGATCGAAGAAAGCAAGTTCGATATAAATCCTACTGTCACAGATTGCAAGACACAATTGAAATTGATTCTTGGCAGTGATCGTTATGAACAGATCGTAGAACAATGGAAGCAAAACAATCAAAAGTTGTTAAGTGTGTTCGGTACACTGAAGTACAAGAGCAAACTAGACACTAGTGATAAGACATTATACGATGGTCTAGATCCAACAGATAATCCAGATGATTGGGAGAAAGTATACGTATGAAAAACACAACTAAACCTATAAAATTACCACAGACAAATCAGCAAGGCAAGAAAGTTGGCGCTGACAATAAAGCATGTTGGCCAGGCTATCGCTATAGTGGCACTGTTAAAGGCAGAGATGTCTGCACGCCAGTGAAAAAGAAATGAGTTACCGGCCTACAGAACAAATGGCAAACAATGCCAAGCGCGGTCTCAAGATGCGTGACGAAAGCACGCCTAGCAATAAAGGTGGCACACAAGTAGGATTAGCACGTGCCAATCAGTTTGCAAAGCGTGAAGCAGTTAGTCTAGAGACTGTGATGCGCACATATCAGTTCTTGAGCCGTGCAAGAGTTTATTACAAGCCAGGCGAGAACACTAAAGGTACGCAAGCATACTTGTTATGGGGAGGCCCTGCAGGACTTACATGGGCACAAAAGATATTGCGTGACGAAGGTGTGATCTGATGTACGAACATCTTGTAGAGATCAATCGCATAAAGAACATGGATGAGAAACAGATCCTTCTCAAGGTTCGTAATTTAAAATATATGCCATTCATGACAAAGGAGCAATTCAACGATGTCAAACAAGCAGTCAGTGATAGACTTACCATACATGGCTACGAACTCGCAACAGCCTGTTGTGGCAGATATAGTGCCACTAAAATTGATAAAAAGTGATGGGAGCATTATAAATGTTAGAAGAACAAAAGAAATCGAATCGTGGGGGCGCACGCCCTGGTGCGGGACGCAAGAAGGGAATGATACAAAAACTGAGTGGTTCAGAGATTCTCAAGCAAATACAACGCACCACTGGAAAACGCTTTGAGCAATTGCTTGCAGAGCATTACATGGAAAGCATGGTCAGACAAGATTGGCAAGCAGTCAGAGATTATGAGAAGACCATACTTGGTAAAGTTGTCGCAGACAAAGTTGATGTCACAAGCAATGGCGAGACTGTTGGTGCGCAATTCGTTTTTCCACAGCGTGAATTAGCAGACTGGTCAAACATACCGGTAACTATAACAACTGATGCCAACAAAGATTGATATACCATTATTTGGTGAACAGAGTACTTTACTCAAAGACATGCTTGACAGTGACAAGCATTGTATCCATATCGTGCCTGTTGGTAGCGGAAAGACATTCTTAGCAAGCATAGCATTGCCTATCTTTGCCACTGACGTTCGCTATCACAAAAACAAAGACATAATATATTCAGCACCAACAGGTGCCATGATCAAGAGTTTGATATGGGAACCATTAAAGAAAAGTTGCATGAACCATTTCAACTTACGTGATGGTATCGATATCAATAACAGTGAGTTGACTATAAAATTTCCTAACGGCGTCTTCATTCGTTGCAAGAGTGCAGAACAACGTGAGAACTTACGCGGTCTCAACGTAGGTGTATGGGTCGCTGACGAAGCAGCACTATATACCTCAGACACATTACAAGAGATCACAAACCGTTTGCGTCCTAGTGTGGGCCAACCAGATAGCCAAGGTAGGCTTATCGTCATATCCACGCCCAATGGCACAGGACCACTGTACGACCTATTCAAGATGGCTCTTGAAAGGCCCGAAAAGTACATCGTACGGCACTACAATTATGAACAAATGCGTTCAGGTAACAAAACGTACATCGAAGAACAAAAACGCATATTAAGCCCATTGAAATTTGCGCAAGATTATCTATGCGCATGGGAAAGTGTTGCTGATCAGTTCTATTATACATTTGACAAACACAAACATTGTAGTGACGACATTACCGATCGTGGTGGTGATCTATATACATTTCATGACTTCAACAAACGTGTCATGTGTGCAGTAGTCGCACAAGTCACAAGACCAGGAGAAAAGAATGGCACGATGCAGATTCTTAAATCATATGCTATACCTGATTGCTCGACAGAAGGTATTGCTGATGCGATACGTCAAGACTTCCCCAAGCGTAGACTCTTCAGTATTATTGACATGTCAGGTACTCAAGTCAATCGTGACACAACTAGCCCTTTCGGAATCACAGATCGTATCATATTGGAAAAATACGGTTTTACAATTGTCAACAGTCGCAAAAGCAATCCTCTTGTTAGTGATACTGATAATACTGTTAATGCTTTTATCAACAGTGATAGGTTAAGAGTACGCACCGACGACAAGATGTTGTTAGATGCATTGCAGACATATCATTTCGAAGATGCAAGTCGCAAACGCCTCGTCAAATATACTGAACAAAAATATGCACACATAGACGGTCTTGGTGATGCATTGCGTTATGGCATACATCACTTGTTCCCCATAACACATGAACAAAGTTTTGCAGAGTACGTTGGTATGGATAGACGTTTCGCAAACATGGGTGATCCTGCAAACAAATACAAGCCTGAAAGCCCATTGTATCCAGGTGGACCAAGTTGGGAAGAGATCATCAATGGTGACACTGAAGAAAGTGATCACATGATATATTAAGAATAAATAATAATAGCAATTCAACTCAGGAGAACAAATCATGTTTAGAAAAAAAATAACACCTGTCTATGATAGATTGATGAAACGAACACATATACCATTAGACAAAACAAAATGTTGGGAATGGACTGGTCCTGTCAATAACGCAGGATATGGTATGATCAAGGAAGACAGTAGTATAGATATCAAAATGATCACCGTGCATCGTGTATCAGCAAGACATAAAGGTATGGATATCACTAAAGAGATCAATCATACCTGCATGAACAAAATATGCGTGAATCCTGATCATCTTGTGTATGGCAATGCAAAAGATAGAGCAGAACGCATAGCAAACAAATATGGTAGCGATTGGCATATTCCTGATGATCCTTATAAAGAATGCCCACACTGTTTACAAAAGAGTTATTATACATGGTTTAGCCGCAGACATAAACATTGTTATCCAGGCATGCTTAATAAGTATAGCAAGTATTTGCGAAAGAAAGTATAAATAATATTATAACTATAGGTGATAATATGGATTTCGAAATGATGGTCGAGATGTACGCAATCTCAAAATTTTATATACCTCAAGACGATCATTATGATTTAGCCAAAGATGTCGTGAGATATCTCACTGATATGGGTCATGATGATGCTGAGATCGAAAGATATTTCGGCGAATTTCCTGAAGTCATGAAAGCCTTAGACGAATACAGCGTCTATACTCAAGAGACAGAAGATGTCATGGACATGGATCCAGAAGAGTATGCTGCCATGGAACAAGAAGAATATGTCAATGAAAAGTTCGGTGGCGACTATTACGAATATCTTGACGATAACGAATAATCGTCTAGGAACACTTTATGAATGCACACGAACTAACACACAAGAGTCCCATATACAATGCTATCTATGAACAGATGCTTGCTTATCAATACGCCTATCTTGGTGGACAGATATTCAAGACATATGTTCGTAAAAAGCGCCCAAGCGAAGATAGCAATCTTTACATCGATCTAGTAAACAACACAGTCGCACAGCCTATTTGCAGATACATTGTTGACACTATCAACGATGTGTTGTTCGAGCCGGGAGTGAAACGTGAATTAAAATTCTGCACGCCAACAGGTGCTTATATCGATCCTAAGAACACTGAGTGGGCAGAATTATTGTTGTTAGATGCCGATCTACAAAATAGATCATTAGATGCGTTCATGGAACAAGTGGGCGATCTCACTAGCATCTATGGACATTGTTGGATCTTTGTCGATATGCCTAAAGCAGACGAAGGCAATCTTGGCAGACCATATGTTGTTGCCATCAATCCATTGAACGTATGGAATTGGGAATGGGAATGGTTCGGCGGCAAGCCAATGGTCAAGCATGTAAAGATACTAGAAGCCGAAGACAAAGAAAATTATTATCTAAAATGTTATCATCTTGGTACAAATGAATATCCAAGTTATTGGAAGAGTTATCGTGTTGGTAAGAACATAAGCAAACAAGATGTAGAAGAGATTGGCGAAGGTGTTTATCCTGCAGGCATGGCAATACCAGGCTTCATAGCATATGGTCGTCGTGATCCAAGAACAATCGATATCGGCGTGAGTGATATCGACTCAGCAAGTGACGCACAGAGAGAACATTATAAATTAGAATGCGAAGCATATACATCAGTGCAATTCGCTAAGACTATCATTCGTGCAGATAAAGGCGTAGCGATTCCTGTACACGCAGGCGCCATCGTTCGTGCAAGTCAAGGTCAAGTAGAGACTATTCCTGTCGATACTGGTGATGTCGATAAAGTCACTAGCAGACAGCGTGAAATATTAGAACAGATCGAAGCATTGACTGGTCTAGGTGGATTGCGTAACAGCAAGAACCAGATCGCAAGTGGCGTAGCCATCATAGAGGAACGAAAAACATTACACAGACTCGCAAAGAGCAAAGCCCGCTTGATGGAGATCGCTGAAGAATTAATATTCACTTATGCCGCACGTTTCATGGGAGTACGTTGGGCAGGTGAAGTACATTACAACACAGATTATGAAGCACATGACACAAATTATAGACTCGCATTAATGGGTCAGGCAAAGAGTCTAGTGCAGAACAATCCGATAATCGACAACTTGATAGTCAAAGAGATTATCGGCATGCTTGCTCCTGCTGAAAAGATCCCGCAATATGAGCAAGCATACATAGATACGATCACAGATCCTGTGGTCAAAGATTTGATGACTCAAGATAATCAAGCAGTATACAGTCGTGACCTCGCTGATCAAGTAGTGACACCAGAAGATTTTGGTGAAAACGAACCGATCTATGGCGATGACACAGAGTATGACAGTGCTGAAGGATATGATGTCAATGGTGACGGCATCGGCACGCCTGTGACTTACACAGGTCAGAGTTTTTACACGAACCAAGCCATAGCAACTCAGTTGCAAGGAATCAATACAGGTCGCTAATATGAATTATCATCACGGTGATCAAAAAAAATCTATATTTGTCAGACAGAAATGCATGGCAAAACATAGAAAGATTGAATGGTTGTTGACATACGAAGAGTGGTCTGAAGTATGGGAACAATCAGGCAAATGGGAATTGCGTGGTAGAGGTAAGGGTAAATATTGCATGAGCAGAAAAGGCGACACAGGCCCATATAGCATTGATAATGTCTATATAAATGAATGTGTAAAGAATTCAGGTGATAAGTTTAGAGGGACTAAACAATCACCCGAAACAATTGCGAAAAAATCTAATAGCCTTAAAGGTGTCAAACATAGTACTGAAAGATGTTTGGCAAATCGATTAGGGCAACTTAGATTTAGAGCAAAACAAAAACTCGTTTGTTACGTATAACTAAAGGAAAAAATTAAATGTTAGAAAATCAATTCGTTGGCAACGATACAGCCCCTGAAGCAGAACAGGGTACAAATGATGCCGCTGATGGTAAAGTGAATCCAGGTGCTATCCGTAAAAGCACTACAAGTTCTATTCTTAACGCATTGTCACAGGCAAGCGGACAGAATTTTGAAAGTGTAGAGGCAGCGTTAGCATATGTGGCACGCACTTCAAGTCAACGTTCCGGTGGCAACGCACAGCCAGTGGAGTCAGAACCAGCAATAGAATCACGCATGGGGCGTGAAGCAGGTGATGACAATACCGACTTACGTGATCAGTTCATGAGACTACAGCGTGATCTCGCTCAAAAAGATAGAGCATTACGTATGAAAGAGTTAGATACTGAAATATTACGCAACATGGGCGATAGATTCGATCCTGATTTACAAGATTATGCATTGCAAAAGATCAAGGCAAATCTACAGTTCAAGCGTGATGGCAGTTATTCTATCATCAATTCGAAGGGTCAAGAACGTTACGGCATGGACGGTAATCCACTTTCATTGAGAGGCTTGGTAGAAGAAGTTGCTCAGGGTAATCCTAAATTACTCAAGCAAGGTCAGATGTCAAGCGGATCTGGACTGCGCCCTGGACAAAGCAATTTCGCAGGTGCGCCTACAGAATCTATTCCAGACTATAGCAAAGATCCTGCTGCCTTCAATGCATGGGCAAGCAAGATGGGCTTAGGCAAGAGAGTAGGACTGAAAGGTGCAAGCGTTAGTGCGAGTGTCAGCACAGCATCTAGAAAAATTGTATAAGCCAACTAAAGGAGATTTATCATGGCATACGTACTAGGTGGTGGACAGAATGAAGCAGACGGCTTCACAACTGCCATCGCAAACTTCGCTTTACGTGCAATGCACGAAAGCACAGGACTCGTAGAGTTCACACAGGTGGTTGCCCCTAACCAGGGTAATCAGTATTTGGTACCGAACTTCGCTTAATTTTGGGGCGCTTATAATAGCAATATTATAATGAAAACTGGGAGAATTGCTGGAACATCTTACTGCGTAAAGGCAAAGACAATCAGCAGCCGAGCATCGAAAGATGAAGGTTCAACGACTAGAGAGTAGTTTCTCGTAGTGTCAAGTGACACGAAGTACCCAGGATCTAGAAATAGATCAAGATATAGTCTGATCTGTATAGAAATATACAGTCTGCGAAAGCAGAGTTAGAGAGTAACGAACTCTAATCAACACAAAAGCCAATTACATATCAGGATTATAATCCTGCTGGATCAAGCAGTGGCGACGGCTTTGGCCCATCACCATTGGCTGTCGAGCAGAATCCTGCATTGGGTCAAGGTTCAATCACAGCAACACCAGCAGTTGCCGCAACAGCGTTTGACGTATTCTACGCATGGACTACTTCATTCGAATTAGCCGCAACATTAGGTGCTGAACTTGGTGAGTCATATGGTGAAAAGGTTGACATCCGTGTATGTCAGGCTTTCTTATCATTCAAGGCAACACCAGGCAACACTAACTATTCACCAACTCCAGCAGACGGCTTTGCTCGTCCATTAGAGTTAGGTGCAATGGAGTTGGTGCAGGCTGGTCTTCCTGCTACTACTGCAGGTTGGACTGATGGCTTCACAGCAAACAGCGTACTACAGTTAGTACGTAACGTCAAGCAGAACTACAAAGTCGCTCGCTTGCCAGGCACTCCAATCATCGTATTGGATAGCAATGGTGACGCCGCAGTTGTATCTGCAACTCCAGCAGGACAAGATGGTTCTTCATTGAATCGTATGCTTGCTGAATTGACAGGTGGTGCTGTATCACAATCAGGTGGTTCAAACCTATCTGCTCTTGGTAACGAATTGTTGTCAACAGGTCGCATCGAATCAGTATATGGTTGCGCAGTGATCTTCACTACATTCTTGTCAGGTGCAAACCGCGTTATGCTTGGTCAATTGTCAACTAGCCCAGTGCTTGTTGGTGGTTACTTCCACGAGACTGCGATCTTCACAGTTCTCAAAGAAGGCTTGCAGATCAAGATGGGTGAGAAGCCAGGTGGCTTGCAGATGTGGTTGACAGGTCTTGCTTATATGGGTGCAGGTGTAGCCGATAAGCGTCGTGGCGGAGCGATCAATATTCTCCAGGCCTAAGAATTGAACTAGTATAGGAATGTAAAAAATGAGCGTACCATATCAACGAATCAGCAATGCAACTGTGCAGGATATCATATTTTATGATCCTGCCGCAGAGAGGCGCGCCAGCCAAATGAATGTTAATTGGGATGATTACTTCAAAGTAGGTAGTCAAGAGATCCTATATAAACTTGAGTTTGGATGGTGGCCTAAGTACTGCGACACCGTGCTTGGTGCGACTTATTATACTAACTTACCTAACGGCAGTTTGATCAGTAGTTTCAATCCTAGTCTGTTGATCAAAAATGATCAGACATTAATCAGACTCGATACTTTCATGGCGGTGAAAATCTTCTATGAGAGTATCGTCTCTGATACATCAAACGTCAATGACGTTGATAATGTCAACTTCAGTCACGCATTGCGTAGATTTGAAGCAGAGTATGAGAAGGCATTACAATTGATGAATTTCTATGATCTGAACCAAGATGCTCCTAACGGACCCACAACGAAGTTAGAAGAGAATTGGACAGCAGACGTAGATTACTTCAACAATGATAGGAGATATTTCTGATGGCAAGCGGACATCAACCATACATCACTAAGGAGATGTTAGTTGACTATATGAAAGTAGTGTGTGATGAACTCACTCCAATCGTAGAAGTCAGTGGCATATATCCTAGTAATGATGACGTTGTGCCGTTTGGCGTATATGTCAGAGATTGTCATCCAATCAGCAGAGAAGTCAATCAACTTGGTGTGACTAGATGTGGTAGTTTTTACACTGTCACTGATCAGTTTGAGATACTTTACGTATCTTTCCAAGATGATCCGCAGTCATTAGTTGTATTAGGACGAATCAATGATCTAGCCGCAGATAGCCAGTTTTTCGATGGCTATTACGAAGTGACTTTTAGTAAAACAGAAGTCTTAGGTAATCGTAGCGAAAAACATACCTATACATTCAATCTTAAACGTTTGGATTTTAATGATTAACGCCACTAACTTAAAGGAGACTTAAAATGGCATACATTACAGTAAATGAGACAGGTACTTTCCCTGCTCTAATCTTGTCAACTGATGTTGCTAACTCCAACGTTGGTATTACTGGTAACGGTTTCGTTGCCGGTAACTCAGCAACACTATTGAACGTGACTTGCCTTCAGGATGTTACTATTACTAACAGTACTGGTATATTCAGTTGGACTGATTTCTGCTCGGCAGCGATCAACAAAGTCACTACTCCTAGCGACAATGAAATCAGCACTAACATCGTTATCGACCCAACAGGTTGGTTCGGTGCAAACAGTGCTGGTACCACTGCGCAGGACTTAGGTGTTTCTGGTCTTTCAAAGAACAGAGTTGAAGTTGCATTCAGAGTACAGATGAACAACAGCGCAAACGTAGGAAATGCGGTTCCAGCAAACGCATATTTCTATAGCGGTGTTGGATACATCAGTAGTTTAGCACCAACTGTATCACCAGATAGCCCAGTATGGGTTTCACCATTGACAATCGCTGTCAACGGTGACATGGGATCAGGTACAGGCGCTTAACAGCGAATGGGAGGGCATAGAGATATGCTCTCCCTTTTTTAACAAATCAAGGTATATATGAATAATCCATATCTAATCACACGGGAAGAAAAACTGCGTAGCCTCATCGCTGACGAAGCGAAGATGATTCCCATGCTAGACAATATGCTAGCAACATTAAAGCAGTTAAAAGCAAAACAAACATTCAGACTCGCTCTCCTCAATCAACTTCTTGAAGAGGATATCGATAAATATAATAGTGAAAACAAATAACACAGGAGCAATAAATGAACATCAAAGAATTCGCAAGCAAACCAGAACTGATGGAAGTCACGCTCGATAATGCTGATCTAATCGAGAAGTATGGCGAACCAATCACATTCTATACCTATAACATTGTACGCATGAGTACGTACTTTGATTTCTTCAACGCACGTAGCAATAATGAGTTTAGCAATCTTGACAAGATGATGAAATCAATGATCTTGGATAAAGATGGCAAACAAGTACTTGGTGATGATGAGGATCTACCCATAGACATCGCTGCCGCGACGATCAATAAGATCGGAGAAATCTTGGGAAAATCACAGAGCAAGGCATCGATCCAAACAGTTGGGGAAGTGCAAAAATGATCACGATAGGTCGTATGGCAGAAAAGTATCACATGCTTCCACATGAAGTGGAACAACGTGCTACTACATACGACTTCATGATCACCGATGTCCTTGCTGCATACGAAAATTACATGCAGGCTAAAACAAAAGCAAAAGGTGGCACGATAGATCCTAAGTTATATAACTTAAGTGAAGAAAAAATGTTAGCGATACTGAATAAAGGTAAGCAAAAACAATGAGCAACATAAGCAGGCGATTAGACAAAGTGTTAGACACACTTAACGACAAAAACATATCGCAAGAAGCGTATACGTTTTTCCGTGATGTCACGCCTGTACGTACTGGTCATGCTAGAAGCCAGACTTATCTAAAAGGTAACACGATAGATGCTCAATACCCATATGCTACTGTGTTAGATAAAGGTAGACATATGACTAACAGAGGCATGCGTGGAAGCACACAAGCACCTGAAGGCATGAGCAAGCCTACACTAGAACATATCAGAGAATATGTCTATAATACATTAGGGATCAGAATATAATGGCTACCATTGATCAATATAAAATAAAAATAACAGTAGATGGCGAAGAACAAGTCGTTGATTTAAACGATAGCCTAGATAAACTTCAAGGTACATTGACGAAGACTGCTGCCGCAGGTGTAGCCGCATTCACTGCATTAGCAGGTAGTGCTGTAGTGATGGCAGATGGTCTTGTCGATCTTGCAGATGCTACCGGTATAAGTGTAGGTAAATTATATCAATTAAGTGCCGCATTAGAAGCAAGCGGTGGTAAGTTTGATGATGGCGGCAAAGTTCTCATGGCATTCAGCAGAACTATTGGCGATATCGAAAAAGGTAGCGAGACCACTATAGATGCACTGACAAAATTAGGTTTAAGTGCTAGCGAATTACAAAATTTAAGTGATCAAGAATTATTCAATCGTGCTGTGCAAGGTCTTGCCAACATGGAAGATGGATTTACCAAGACACAGATCGCAGTCGATTTATTTGGTAAGAGTGCCGCGACATTAGACTTTAAAAAATTAGCAGATGGATTGAATCAATCAGTAGATCCAAATGTAGAAAAAAATCTTAAGTTAGCAGCCGATGCTGTTGGTCAAATTGAAGTAGCATTTAGAAATCTACAATTGGCTGCGTTACAAGCCATAGCACCTGTATTAGAAGCGATATCACAATTTGAATTCAGTGCTGAAGATGCTAAGAAGGCTATGCAAGTATTAGGTGCTATCATAGCAGGTGCATTTGCCGCAGCCACAGTCATACAAATCACAAGAGTTGTACAAGCGATACAAGCATTAGGTGGTGCTATGCGTGCCGCAGGTACTGCCGGAGCATTCTTAGCAGGATTGAGTGGCGTTGGATTAGCCGCAGTAGCAGCCGCAGGCGTAGCAGCCACAGCAGCCTATGTAGCATTGGGCAAGGCTATGGGCGATGCTGCCGATGAGAAAGAAAGATTAGACGGTGCGCCAACAACACCAGGTGCACCAGCAACACCTGCAGGACCACAACGTGATGTTGGTCAGACACCTGCGCAAAAAGCGTTAGAAGCAGCCAAAGCAACTACTGAAGAATTACGCAAACAAAATGCTGCCGCGTTACAATATCAAAGAACGATTAATGGCACTATTGGCATGAGCGAAGAAATAGCGGACATCGCAAAGATAGATGCTCAACTTAAACAAGATCGTGCTAAATCAGAAGCACAATATGAGAAGCAGATCGCCGCATTGAAAGCAGATACGAGTGGTAAGAATAAAGGACAGATCACTGAATTAGAAACACAAAAGAAACTTGCTGATGAACAATTAGTCGCCATGGCTAATCTCAACAAAGAAGCAGTGAATAGAAATTTTGCTGAGAAACAAACAACTATAGAGTTACAAAAACAATTAGGTATCATAGGACAGCAAACACAAAAAACAATAGCAGATGAAGAAGCCAGATTGCGTCAAGGTGTGATAAGTGGTCAGATATCTGAGCAACAGATGCAAGATCAATTAGCACGTTTTAAATTAGTAGAAGAAGGATTAGGCAAAGAGCGCCAATTAGAACAACGAATCGCTAATGAAAAAAATAATGCTACTAAGAAACAATTGAATAATGATTTAGATGCAGTACGTAAAAGCAATCAAGAAGCCATAAAAAAATATGATGAAAATGTAAGTTATAGAGAAAACAAGGAACAAAGTTTTGCTTCCGGATTGACTGCTGCGATGACGCAATTACAAGAACAATTCAAACCTTATAACATGATGCAGAAAGCAGTATTAGATACATGGGGCAAAATATCAAACGCTGTAGATGAATTTGTGACTACAGGTAAATTTAAATTTGGTGATTTCGCACGTAGCGTCATAGCCGATCTTGCTAAAATGATCATCAAGGCACAGATATTCAAAGCCATACAAGCGACGTTAGGATTCTTTGGTTTGAGTTTACCAGGGTTAGCAGAAGGTGGTCCAGCAAAAGCAGGTCAACCATATATCGTCGGTGAGAAAGGTCCTGAACTATTCGTACCTAAACAAGCAGGTACAGTCATACCAAATAATAAGTTAGGTGCAAGTACAGAGGCTATGGCAACTGGCAGAGGTCAAGTTAATGCACCGATCACTAACAATTACATAACTAATAACATAAGTGCGTTAGACGCTAAATCTGTAGCGCAGTTGTTCGCTGAGAATCGCAAGACATTGCTAGGCGTGACTGAGACTGCACGCAGAGAAATGGCATACGCATAATAGGAACTAATATATGGCAGGCTTACAAACAATCATAAACAACGCTAGCGCAATGACCATAGATCGTAGAAAGGTCGTAGGTGTGCAGATCACACGAAACGAGATACCTCGCACTAGCCTCACACCAACTAAACAGCCATGGCGCTTTACGTTGACTATGCCAGCAAGTCTAAGATACTATAACAATCGTGACTTACTAGAGCAATTAGACAAGATCGACAGATATCAGCCTGAATATGTCACGTTCGGTAACAATGCTTGCTTGAGTTGGATATTCAGATATCAAGGTCAATTGACACAGAGTCAATTGAATAATTTAACAGTCAGTAGTTTCACAGGCAATCAGTTAGTACTCAGTGGTCTACCCGTAGTACCTTCAAGTCGTGTGATCTTTGAACCAAACGATCTGATACAGATTGGTAATTACAAATATCCATTCACTAGCACTACCCGTGTGACAAGAGGCACTGCAGGTACGGTCACAGTGACTACCAATAGACCAAACATCATAACAGGTGCAGTGGCAGGTGCAGGCTTGACTGTGGGAAATAGTTGCGAATTTTATATGTTCTGCCCTAACATGCCTACATACAAGTTAGTGCCAGGTGGTTACGTCAGTAGCAATGGCGTGACAGTGAACAATGCATTGATAGAATTCAATGATGACTTTCAGTTATTCGAGTGGGTAGGAACAGCATAATGCAGACTATACCTCAAGTAAGCAATAATGCTACGCAGATCAATAGCGCAGAGTTCGTGAAACTCACGATATACAATGAGTATCCACCAACAGTCGCTGCCAATATCACAGCCAACACTACTTACATCATACAGACTTCAGGCAACACAAACTGGACTAGTATAGGTGCAAATAGCAACGCAGTAGGTACATACTTCACTGCTAATAGCGCAGGTACAGGTACAGGCACTGCAAGCAATGTCACAGTATTGACAGCAAGCACAAGTTATAAGAATGAGACCATCGATGGTAACGTTTATAGCGCATTGCAAGGACTATTGCAAGTGGGCACACAGACTAGAAACATTCGTGTTGCGCAAGGTGATACTACTATATCATTGAGCGGCATCGATGGCAACAACATATTCAACGTGCTTGCCACAAAGATACGTGGTAGCGAGATGGAGATATTGCGTGGTTTCTATGACGCCAATATGAATCTAGAGAGTCCTGTGTATGCAAGATTCCGTGGCATCGTGACTACATATGCGATAACTGAAGATCGTGAAGGACAAGAAGATAATTTCACAGTCAGCGTGAGCGCAAGCCCATATAAAGCAGTGTTAGAAAATAGAATTGCAGGAAGAAAGACAAACAAGGAAAGTTGGCAGTTCTTCAATAGCACAGACACTAGCATGGACAATGTATATTCTATATCAGGCGTGCAATTTGACTTTGGACAAGATCCAAAAGGCAAAGTCACTGTGCCAGGACAAGGTGGTTTCCCAGGTGGTGGAGGATTCCCACCAGGATTCGACCCAACAAGAGGTTTAAATCAAAATTAACAAATGAACATAAGACTAGCAAATAAATTTGACTTACCATACTTTCTCAGAAAAGTACATGAGATACATGAGAAAGGTGAGATTGGTGAATTCGATGTACCATTAGATGATGAGTACCTCAATGTCATGTTTGCCACTGCTATCAATGGTGGTGGATTAGTGTTGATCGCAGAAAGCGATGAACCTATAGGCATCATGCTTGCACTGATATCACCAAATATTTGGTCAGACAAGACATTATTGATGAATGAAATATTATGGTATGTCGATGAAGAATATCGACATACAAGAGCGGGATATCTATTGCTGAAAAAGTATCAAGAGATTTGCGAAGAGATGATACAAAAGAAACGCATAAGATATCATACCATAACTACTGCGAAATCTATGTTCGACATAGAATTCACTAGATTTGGTTATGACAAGACCGCAGAAACATGGATAAGTGTAGAGGACTGATATGGCACCAGTAGTCGCATTCGTAGCCGCAGTAGCCGCAAAAATCACAGTAGCCGCTGTAGTAAAATTCGTTGTCACCACAGCATTAAGCATTGGTGTGAGCAGATTATTGGCAAAACGTGCCATGAAAAAAGCAGCCGCAGGTGGCGATGGCGGTGGTCGTGTGCAATTGCCACCAGCAACAGATAACAAGATACCTGTAGTTTATGGTAGTGCGTTCTTAGGTGGTAGCATCATAGACGCTTATCTGACACCTGATCAAAAGACCATGTATTATGTTGTAGCATTAGCAGAAAAAACTGATAATGGTACTATAAGTTATGGTGATATCTATTATGATGGTAAATTAGTGACATTTGGCAGTGACGGCTCAGGTGGCACTACTAAAGTAACACAATTAGTCAATAATAGCACTACTCCATCACAAATAGATACCAGAGTCAATGGATATCTAAACATATATCTTTATAGGAATGGTAGCACAGGTGCTACTAGCGGTACTAACACTACACAGAACGCATATGATGTCATGCCAAATTGGACTAGCACCGATGCTATGACAAATTGCGCATTTGCTATCATAGTAGTGAAATATAGCACAGATGCAGGCACTACAGGATTAGGTGCTATAACAGCACAAGTCAGAAATACTGAACAAGTATACGTAGGCTTTGACACTGGTGCATATAGACCTGGAACTGCTATACGAGATTACATGTCCAACACACGTTATGGTTGTGCTATACCTTTAAGTCAAATAGATACTGCTAGTTTACAAGACTTAAATCAATATAGTGATCAGACTATCACATATACACCTGTAGGAGGCGGTAGTGCCTCGCAAGCAAGATATCGCATCAATGGACCATTAGATACAGCACAGAATTGCTTGGATAATCTACAATTCTTAGTAGACAGTTGCGATAGTTGGTTACAGTACAGTGAACTACAAGGCAAATGGAAAGTAGTCATCAATAAAGCATACACGCAAAGTCCAGACGCTCAAAGTGTAAATGATCTATTCATTGTCAATAGCAGTAATCTTGTTGGTGGTATTGAGATAAGTCCTATCGATCTAAACGAGACATTCAATCAAGTAGAAGTCGCATATCCAAATTTCAATGTAAAAGATCAAACTGATTATCAGATCATCAACTTATTTGATAGCGTTCCTAGTTTATTGAGCCAGAACGAAGCAATCAATAGATTGAATGTCACGCTACCTCTAGTCAACAACGCAGTACAAGCCAAATATTTGGCAGCAAGACGTTTGTTTCAAAGCCGTGAGGATCTAGTCATCAGTTTCCGTACTGATTATAGTGGTATACAGGTAGAAGCAGGTGATGTCATACGTGTGTATCATGAGACATATGGTTGGGATGCAGATAATGGATTTCCTGATGGTAAATTATTCCGTGTCAGTGAAGTCATAGAAGAAAAAGATGGTAATGGTAACTTGTTTGCAAGTTTCCGTGCTTTTGAATATAATGCCACAGTATATGTCGATGATCCAGTACAAGATTTCGTGCCAGCATTCAATACAGGACTGAAAGATCCTAACATCATATCAGCACCATGCGATCCTGTCATCACTAACTTCACAGACACAGATGGACTGATCACAGGTTTTAAAGTAGATAGTTGCGTACCAGAAGAAGGTCTTGTGTTGTACATGGATTTCAACTATGGTAACAACAGCAACGTATTGACACATCTATTATATCGCACAGTGCAACAAAGCGATGGCGTGCCATTCACGCCAAGTCCTGATATAGCAAATGGTAACGTCACAGCAGTCACGGTAGATGTCAATGATCTCCCTGCAGGTAACTTATATTGGTCTGTTACCGCTAGAAACAATACAGCAGGTAGACGAAGTGGCTCAAGCAATGTTTTCCCATGGGGCGGCGCCAACATACAACCTTATAATGGCAATACAGGTAATGGCGGTCTTCCTGGAAATGTCTATAGACCAAATAGCATTCCTGCTAATGCGATCGTAGGTAGTTCCAATTTTATAACTGGTATCAATGTTTCAGAAGGTGGAAATTTAGTATTAGCAAATGCTAAAAGTTTAAATTTTATTGGTGATGGATTTGATATTACCGCTAGTGGAAACACTGCAAATATATTTTTGCCTACTTCAGTCGTGGTTACCAATTATGATGTTGCGAATTTTGGTGGAAATTTACTAATACCGGTTTATGCTAATTCTACTAGCACACGAAATGTACCATTGATATATCCTGGCTATTCAATAACAGCAGGTTATGAATATCCATATTTACAAGGTACATCAAGTACTGCGAATGGTTATGCTGCAAATAGCACGGCAGCATTTACACCTAATGCATCAGCAATTTTAAATATAGCAAATTCAGCATCTAGTTATCAAGGTTGGTATAAATTGATAGATGTTAATTTATCAAATGTCCAATTAACCACTAATGAAGTGATTATTACTGAATCATCATTTCAATTTTTTTCAGACGTAGCGAATGTTGATTTTCAATTAGTACCTTTTGCAAGATTTAGCAATGATAGTAGTAACAATGTATTGCAAACACAATATATGAATTTTTATACTACTAATCCATTAGGAGGTTTAGGTGTATCGATTACACAAGCAAGCGAGGCATCAAACACATTGATTGGGTTTGGATATTATCTTAGAAATATGAATTCAGGAACAGATTTAACTTGCGTAGCGGGTAGTGCAAGTACACAACAAAAAATACCAAGTGCAGGATCGATACTATAAAAAAACGATCACGAATAAATAATATTATAGGAAACTACGAACATGAGTCTATTATTAAACGGCGCTAAAACGATGACGATTGCAGGCACTGAGATGCAGTGTCTTGAAATCTACACGGGAGAAGCATATACCTTCCCTATCAACTTTACTGATAGTGGAGGAAATCCTGCTAACGCATTATATCCTAATGCTTGGACATTAGGAAACAGTGCTACATATTATACTGTAGATAATGTGGTATACAGTGCTACATCAGATGTAGTCACATTAGGAAATATCAATATCAATGATCCACAACCAAATGCGGCAAATTATACTCTTGTTGCAGATTGGGTGACAGGTAATGCGGCCAATGGTCAAGCATATCTATATCTTGGTAGCGATATGACAGGTAACGGATTATATGGTAATAATGGTGTTACTACACCTGTGATTGGATTAGCCAATAATGCAGCCAATAGCACATTAATCATCGTGACATTGACTGTCACAAGAGAAAGCGAACTAAACGCAAGTTTAGATAATGTTAATCGTGAGCCATTAGGATTTATAGTAAGGTACCAATAACATGCCTGAAATCAATGCTACATTTATTGTAGAACCATATAATATTAATATAGTTCCTGATTCACCTAGCATAGCAGTGACTCCCAATGTGACTGCTATGAATATAGTGACTGGCACAGTTGGTGCTACTGGTGCTACAGGTCCAATTGGCGCTACAGGTGCTACTGGTGTACAAGGTCCCACAGGCGCTACTGGATTAGGAGCAACTGGTGCAACTGGTCCTACAGGTGCTACAGGTCCTAGTGGTGGACCTACAGGAGCAACAGGCGCTACTGGTGCTACTGGCCCAAGTATATCTATACAGATATTAGATGAAGGCAACATATTAACAAATGCCGCAACATCATTAGATTTTGTTGGAAATGGTGTAATAGCAAACGCTACAGGCAATAGTGTTACTGTAACTATATCAGGTGAAACTAATAGAATTTTTAATGGAACTAGCAATGTCAATATTCCTAGTACCAATAGTAATGTTAATACTAGTGTGAACGGTGTCGCTAATGTATTTGTAGTTACAAGCACAGGTGCAAATGTAGCAGGTACATTGAATGTGACAGGTAATGCTAACGTTGGTAATATTGGTGGTACTGGTGCAGTATTCACTACATTAGGTGGTAATTTAACAACTGCGGCCCAACCAAATATTACATCAGTTGGTACATTAACATCATTAGCAGTAAGTGGTAATGCCAATATTGGTAATTTAACAGTTACAGGTGTTATAAACGGTAGCGTTGCTAAAATAGCAAATGGTACAAGTAATATCAATATACCTACTGCCAATGGAAATATACCTGTATACGTCGGCAGCAATCTTGTAGCGACATTTACATCATATGCTAATGGTCAAAGTTTTGAAGTACCTGAAGGCATCATGGTCGGAGATACTACAGGTATTGCTACAAAAACAAGTAAATTTTATGGTTTAATATACGTCAATGGTAATCCAGGACATATCTATGCCAATGGTGAGATACATAGCAACAATCAATTTGTATCTAATATTGCTAATGGTACTGCTCCATTTGTAGTTACATCTAAAACTAGAGTTAGCAATTTAAATGTTGCTAATGCTGGATATGCAGATTCAGCAGGCAGTGCAGGCAGCGCAGGAACTGCAACTACAGCAGGCACAGTAACAACCGCGTCTCAACCAAATATCACTAGCGTTGGTAGTTTAACTGGGTTAACAATGGCAGCCAATGCTGACATTACCTTAAGTGGAGTTGGATCAAATGTACAGGGTGCAAATTTAGTTAGTGCTAATTATATTAGTGCTAATTTTATTAATGCTACATCTAATATTACAGCAACTTATTTTATTGGTGACGGTACTTATATTAGTAATATCAGTGCAAACGCAGGAACAGAGTTAATTAATGGAAATAGCAATGTAAAAGTATATCCTGATAGTTCTATTGCAATTAGTATCGCAGGAACAACAAATGTTGTAGTATTTGGAAATACATCAACTACTTTTAATAATACAAATATTAGTAGTATTAATAATCTATCTGCAACTACGTTAACAGGTACTCTAACTACAAATGCACAACCTAATATTACTAGCCTAGGTACATTGACAGGACTCGCAGTAAACGGAACAGCAAATTTAGGTAATGTTGCTAACGTAAAAATCACAGGTGGCACAGCCAATTATGTGCTGAAAACCGATGGTACTGGAAACTTAAGTTGGATTTCACCTTCTCCTAATCCAGGTGGAAGTAATACTCAAGTTCAATTTAATGATGCAGGTGTATTAAATGGAGTATTAGGATTTACATTTGATAAAACTGTAGGAAATTTAACTGCCGCAAATATTATCGCATCAAGTTATCATATTTTTACAGTAGCAACAGGTGTGAGTGCCGCGGGTACTGTGCAGGGTAATGCTACAGCATTAACTAAACAATTTAATGAAGTTACTACTGTAAATAGTGGTGAAGGAATAAGATTACCAGTAGCAAGACCTGGCTCAAGCATTTTTATTGTCAATACTAGTGCTAATGCAGTCAATGTATATCCTGCAGCAGGTGCACAAATTAATAGTTTAGGTAATAATATTGCTTTTGTACAAAATGCTAATAGTAGAATACAGTATTTTACGACGGCTAGTTCACAGTGGTATTCATTTACATCAGCATAATATAAATATAATATAACACCCTAGATTTGCGAGGTAGCAAATCGGGGTCATAATGCGAGGAAGCAGAGATGGCAAAATTCAGTCAAAACACGCTCAATCAAGTGGGCGGATTCGATGGACAAGTACTAGCACAAGAACTTGTCTATAACCAGAAAGATTTCTGGAACTTAGCATGGAGTAACATCACAAGTTACCCAAGTGGTTGGCAGACAGGTACTACACCAATCAACTTAACAGGTGCAACGATTGATGCGACAATTATTCGCAGAGCCATCACAAACTTCCGTGACAGTCGTAGTGGATATGACTTTCAGATACGTGACTATCCATTGATCAGTCAAATCACTACGATCACACAAACAACTACAGGCACAAACATATTGACTTGCGCAAGCACAAACGAGTTATTCGTAGGTATGCCCGTACAGTTCAAAGGAACTGTGTTTGGTGGTGTTGCTATCAACACCACATACTATGTAAAAGAAATCATAACAGACACAACATTCACGATCAGTGACACTCGCGGAGCCGCACCAACGTATACTCCAGGTACAGTGTTTGCATTAACTACAGCAAGTGGTTCTATGACGATGAATCGCATAGAAGCATTACCCATATCATTAAGTATAACAAATCGTGACAACGCCGCTGGCACGTTCACACTAGTCATCGATGAGGAAACATGGGCTACTATAGGCAGAGATAGTTTGCAAGTCACATACAGTGGATTACCTGGTGACCCTGATCTCGGTATCAATGCTACAGATCCAGCGTGTTTCACAGGCAGAATCAAGATCAGTTTTCCCGCGAGTGGCACTACCCCTGCATATGATGAGAGCATATTCTTGTTATTCTTGGTAGCGTCAGACGGCGTATATAATTAAGG